CGTAGCCGGCGGCGTGCTGGCCGGTCCACTTGGGGACGCGGATCACGGGGATCTCGGCGTAGTCGGCTGCGCCGGTCTGGAGGCGGATCGTGCCCTGATGGTCGGTGGGGGCGCTGGTGAACTGGAGTGCCTTGGGGGAGCGGTCGAGGTGGGCCAGCGCCTTGAACACGTCGGTGGAGACGGCCAGGCCGTCCATGGTCCAGGGCGTGTCGTCGTAGGCGTCGAGGAGGGCGAGCATGACGTCGGTCCAGTCGTTGACGGTGGCGTCGGCCAGGCTGGGGATCGTCTGGACGGGGGTGGCCTCGTTGGTGGTGACCGTGGTCTCGAACAGGGTGCGGGTGACCTGCTCGATCTGGAGGGCGTACTTCAGGGCCTGGTCGTACAGGAGATCGTCGAGGAGGCTGATCGTGGCGCGCTCGATGGCCTGCACGCTCATCTCACCGACGCCGCCGTAGGTCTTGACGTCGGTGGACTTGACTTCGTACTTGGCGGGCTTGCCGGAGGTGAGATCGTCGCCCTCGTCGGTCTGCTCGGCGACGACGACGGTGGTGTCTCCGGCGTGCTGGGCGTACTCGATGGTCATGCCCTCGGCGGGCAGGTCCATCGTGTGGGTGAACATGCCCAGGACCGTCTGCTTGGCGCTCATGCGCTTCTCGATGTTGCCGAGCCACTGGGGGCGGGCGATGGTCTCACCGATCACGGAGCCCTCGAAGGCGCGGCGCGCCATGTCAGCGGCACCATCGCGGGGCAGGGCTCCGGCGAGAGCCTTGGCGTACTCACCGATCGAGCGGAACTCGAACGGGATCGCCTCGGAGGCGGGGGCGACGTTGATCATGCTGCGGGTGAGCTTGACCTCGCGGTCGAGGTCCTGGACTGCCTGAGTCACCTCGTCGAGGTCGGCGCGGGTCAGGGCGTCAGTGGTGGGCATGGGGGTCTCCTTCGTGGGGGTGACGGGGGTGGAGCGGATGGACTCAATCTGGGCGTCGTCGTAGGCGGGGAACTCGACGACGCTGTACTCGACGGCCTTGACCTTGGTGTGGCGGATGTGGGTGCGCCCGTCGTCGTCGCGGGTGGTCTCCCAGGTGATGGGGTAGAAGCCGATGCTCATGCGGGTCAGGACGCCGTCGGTGACGAGGGTGACCACCTCGTCGCCCCGCGCGGTGGCGGACACGGTGCCGGCGATCTGGCGGCCCTCGTCGGTGTCGGCGGCGGTGGTGATCCGACCGATGGGCTCGCGGTGCCCGTAGCGCAGGATCGCGCCGTCGTCCTCGACGGAGCCGGGGGCGAATGACTCATACCAGTCGTCCCAGATGAGGGTCTCGCGGTCGTAGGGCACGCCGATCGCGGTGATGGTGCGCCCCGACGCCTGGGCGCGGGACGTGAAGTCCCTGGACTCCAGGGTCGATGTGGACAGTTCACGCATGGGCGTTGTCCTTCGCTGGCTCGATGGTGGTGGTGGGGGCGGCGGTGTCGGGAATGGATTCGATCTGGCGGGCGTAGGCCGCGTCATACAGGCCGATCTCGATGGCGGTCTTGTGGGCCTGGTATCGGGTGGTGGTGTCGGAGCGCAGGAGGGCCTCCAGGTTGAAGCGGACGGTCTGGCCGCGGGGCGTGAGGTCGGTGAGGGCTTCCTCGATCTTGCGGAGGTATCCGGTCAGGGTGAAGCGGGTGAACGCGAGCCATTCCTGCTCGACGTTGGAGTAGGTCTGGGCGTTGCCCTCGACGGCGGCGAGCATGAGGGCGGCGGGGATGCCGAATAGGCGGGCGATCTGGGTCGTGTTGAACTGCTGAGCTTCGATCCACTGGGCGTCCTTGGGGGAGATGAGGATCGGCTCGTACTTCATGCCCTTGCCGAGGGCTCGGATACGGCTGGGATTCTGGGCCAGGTCGAGGGGCTGACCGTCGGCGTCGAGGTAGTTCCAGGCGTTGCGCATGGTTTTGAGGACATCGGCCGAGGCGTCTTGGTCGGTGGAGATGATGCCGGCGGGCTGGCCGGTGTCCCCGAAGTAGCCGGACGCGTAGTCGCGGATGTCTCGCACGCCGGCGAGCTCGGTTTGTGCGGCCTGGATCGGGCCGAGGCCGAGGGCGTGGCCGGGGAGTCTCATCACGGCACCGTGGTGGATGTCGTCGGTCGAGTAGGCCTTGCCGCGGTAGTGGATTGTCTCGATGCCGGTGGCCTGGTCGATGGTGGGCCAGCACTCCCACGGGTTCAGGGGGGTGAGGTTGATGACCTCCCCGGCCTGACGGTCGCGGCGCAGGTAAAAGTTTCCGCACGCCGCCAGGGAGAGGGTCAGGTACTCGATGAAGTCACTGCGGGTGGTGCGCACGTCGGGGCGTCGGATGAGGCTGGGCACGTCCGCGCCCTCCAGGCGGGTGCCGGCCCGCTCGACGGTGAGCGGGAGCTGAGCGGAGGCGGTGGCCAGGATCGACATCGCGCGGTAGACGCCGATCATGGAGACCGCGCCGTCCACGGTGATGCCCTGGGCGGCGTCGGTGCGGCGCGGGATGCCTGCCGCGTCGGGGCTCGGCGCTGCGGCGCTGCGGGTGGTGATCCCGGCGAGGCGGAGGAGATCGCGGGCGTGCATGGCGCAAACTGTTGCCCCGCCACAGCGCGGGCGGGAAACTCGCGCGCGCGTCGGTGACGCGACGTGACGCTACGTGACGATCAGCGCCCCATGCTGGGCGACCGGGTGCGCGGAGGCGAACAGGCCCACGCTCAGGGCGATGAGGGAGGGCACGGGCTGGAGGCTGTGGTCACGGTCGATGACCTCGACACCGTTGTTGATGCGGGTCTGAGCGCTGGCCATCGCCAGGCGCAGGGGCTTTGACCCGTCATGGATCAGCGTCGCGTCGTCGCGCGCGGCCGCGAGCAGCGTTTGATCCGCGAGGCGGCGCTCCCCGAACGTGAGGGCCCGCACGGGCAGGGTGTCCCCGATGTCATCGAGGAGACGACGCACGGGGCCGCCGTCGTCGGCGGCGAACGCTCGAACGCCCCGCGCGTGGAGCATCCGAAGGTAGGGGATGACCCACAGCGTGCCGGGGGCCTGGTGGAGGACATGCCCGGTGGGCGCGCCCGTGGCGGGGTCGTGCCAGCAGGCCACCACGGCGGCGCACGTGTTGCCGGGGGCGACCTCGAAGGCGACGCTCACCTCGGACAGGGCGGGCGCGTCGTGTGGGCGGGCCAGATCGTCCCAGTCCTCCAGGGGCATCAGGGAGTCCTGCACCTCGGTGATGCGGTTCATGTAGGCGCGCAACCACTCCCCGGCCGGCAGGTCCATGTCGTCACGCAGGGCGTCCTCGGTGATCGTGTTCCCCAGCGCCGGGTGAAACGTCCACCACGTGGCGGGCGCGTAGGGGTCCAGGCCGTCCGGCATGGAGAACTCGACGTAACACAGGCCCGGCCGGGTGCCGGCGCGGCCCTGCTCGACCATGGTGTTCATGAAGCCCGACGCCATGGTGCCCATCGTGGACGTGTACCAGCGCTGCGCCTCCCCGTGGAGGGTGATCTGCGAGGGGCGGATACCTCCCATGATCGAATCGCCCAGTTCCTTCGTGAAGAACCAGATTTCATCGAGGTCGAAGTACGCGGAGGTCTCGCCGTGGGCGGCCTCTTCGTTCGGCGTGAACTGGGCGAGGTCGGTGCCGTTGGCGAGGAGCTTCATTCCGGCGTCGCCCTTGCCTCGGCGCATCTTGAACAGGGGGCCGAGCTGGGAGGCGTCCACGATTTCAACCATGTCGAGCATTCGCTTACTCGCGTGCTTTTGCGTCTGGGCCGTGGAGAACAGGTGAGCGCCCGAAGCCATGATGATCATCCGGTAAACGCGCAGGGGACGCAAGAGCGTGGTCTTTCCGGACTGCCGGGGAACAGTGATCAGCACGTCCGTGTAGTGATAGACCTTGCGGCCGAACGAATCGAGACGATATTCCGTCCCGACCGCCCACACGAACCGCTGCCACGGCATCGGCTCGAATCCCATGGCCCGCGAGACCCGGGTAATGGACGGTTCCTCCGTGAAATAGCTGTAGTCCCGCCTCGGCGCATACCGGGGAGTCGGGAAATGCGTGAACGCGGGGCGCAGGAGGTCACTCATCGTCGCGGACCGGTGGGGCGTCGTAGGGGCCGGGCTCGGTGGTGTCGCGGGCGAACAGGGCCTCCAGGCGGTCGATGGCGCTCGTCTCACTGGTCTTGGGCTTGGGGAGCCGCTGGGAGACCTCGTTGAGGGCGCGAATGAGGTTCGACTTGCCCGACGCCGCATCGCGGGGGCTCATGTTGTCCACGGCTCGGGCGGCCTTGATGACAAGGATGCGCAGGCCAGCGTCCTCCGGGCCCATCACTCCCGAATCCGTCAGCATCTGCATCTGATCGATGAATGCCTGTTCCGTTTCTCCAACATTCCCGGATTCTTCGAGGAATACGTTGAAAAACGGAGGCGTCTCGGGGCTCATTCTTGGGTCTCCTTTCCGGGGTCTTGGTGCCGTTTTTTCTGGAGTGGTTGGGGAGGGAATTCCACGCTGGCGCGGGGTGGAACGCGATTCTGAAATGACAGAAAAACAGCATTGACAATCACGTGCCCGCCTCGGTGAAGAATGCAAGCCCGTCGTGAATGATCCCGGCCGGACCGGTCGTGTCCTTCGCTTTCAGCGAGTAGTTGCATGAGCGGTGCGCCGGCCGACAGGTCTGGATGCTCGTCGTCCCGCCCTTCGACCTCGGCGTGAGGTGCTGGCACGACTCGGTGCCCGGGCGGATCGGCAGGCCACAGATGCAGCACACCGCGCCGTAGACGCGGATCAGCTCCAGTGTGAACGCCTTGCGCTGCGCGCCACTCATCGCCTCCCAGTCGTCGGCCACCTCACACCACCACCTGAGCAGGCTGGCGGGTCCTCGTGCGCTGTGTCTGCTCGATCCAACGCGCCACCTGCGCGGGCACATACCGCACCTGCCGGCCGACCTTCACATACGGCGGACCACCACCACGGCGACGCAACTGAGACAGTTGGCCCGTACTTACCTGGAGGAACGTCGCGCACTCCTCAGGCGTCCACGCTTGCCCCCCGCTCACCTCAGTCGCTCCTCGACGCAGGTGCGCAGGTCCTCGATGTCGGCGCGGATGTTGTGCAGGTGGGCGGCGATGTGTAGTTGGTCCAGGCTCATCGAGTAGCCGGACGGGTGGTGGCGGTCCTCGACCAGGTCCAGCATGTCGCTCGTCGTGTCCATGAGTGAGCGCGTGAGGTCGAAGAGCTGGTCCCTCGTCGTCTTGCGTCTGGTCTCAGCCACGGGCCAGCTCCTTTGCGGTCTCGTCGTGCAGGGCGGCGCGCGCGCGTGCTGGTCCGTCGAGGTCGGGGTAGGTGGCGTCCATGTACTGGTCGAACTCGCTGACCGAGAGAGCGTCGGGTTGTGGTTCGGGGCGTGGTGTGCGGTGCGACCTGGGGTAGGTGACCGTGGGTGGTGTCGCGGCTTTCATGGCTTCTCTGGCTTGGAACCGGCACCAGTGGCAGCCCATGGGGTTGCCGACGCCGTGGACGCACTTGACGGGCAGGTAGCGTGGGTCGGGGTCTTGTGATCGTCTGGGCATGGTGTTCTTTCCTTTCGGAAGGTTCTCGATCGTGGTGTGCAGTGGTGTGGGGGCGGTCGCGGTGCGCCCCCCACTTCTCACGTAGTGAGTGGGGCTGTCGGCTGTCGGCAGGTGGTCCGACCTGCGGTGACGCGGCACCAGCGTGGCGAGGCGGACCTGTTCGAGCCGTTTGGCGAACTCGTCGCGCCTGCGTTGTTCGGTCTCGTCGTGAATCGGCTTGGCGGCGTTGCGCATCTGGCGCAGGACCGTCTTGACGATGCGGATGCGTGAGGGCGTCGGCTTGCCATCGACGATGCCGCCGCGCTCCCACACGATGACGCCCAGCTCTTCCAGGCAGTGCAGGGCCTCCCGGCCGCGCGTTTCCCCGTAGGACGCTTGCTCGATGATCTGGGACGCGCTCATGGTCAGCACGCCCCGCTGGTCCATGTGAGCACCGCGGGCCAGCTTCGCCAGCACGATGAGGAAGCACCGCACCGCCCTCAACGACGCCCCGGCCAGCGGGCCCCACCCGCTCGACGCCAGCCCATCAACAATGTCCTGCACACTCTGCGACCGCGCGCGAGGTGGACGAGTCCCCGCGCTCATCGCTCGTACCTCGTCCGGTAGTAGTCGGTCACGTTGCGCATCTGAGACCCGCGAGACGGCCCATGCTCGGGGCAGAACACGCGAAGCTCACGGCTGGCCCAGAACGTCCACCCGTGCCGGATCAGACGCCCGTAGAGGTTGCGGCAGGCTTCCTCCATTGGCTTGTCCGGGTCGTAGGCCTCGTGATCGTTGGCCGGGCATCCTCGCTTGTCGCACCCGACATGGAGGTATCCGGCGTGGGACGTCGTCCGGATGCTCATCGGTGGGTCTCCAGTCCTGAGACGACGAGCATGACGACGCCGCCGACAATCCAGGCGACGGGAGCCGCCCACGCTGGCCACTGCAAGAGCGCTCCAGGAACCAGCGCCGGGACGCACACGGCGGCCGCCACGATGAGGTTGCAGACAGCAACAAAGCTCGTCCAGGTCTCCCCGACAGTTGTCACTTCCTCGGGACGCGGGGTCGGTGTCGGTCGGACCGGCTGGCCGGGCGGGATCGGGCGATCGCTCATGACAGTCCCCTCTCGTGGATCACTCGGGCGCGCAGGACCAGCCCGTAGACCGCGCCCGCCGAGACGAGCCAGCCCCAGCCGGTCCATGACATGCGCAGGACCTCGATCGGCGTCGCCAGGCACATGACGAGCGCGAGGAGCATGTTGACGAGGGCGAGGAGGACCAGCCAGTCCACACGGACCCGACGGCGATGCTGCGGGGCGCTCATCGCACTCCCCCGTTCGCCAGGTGCTGGAACGCCGCCTGCGACAGGCTCCCGGATGCGACACTGCTGACATGGGTCTTTTTGATGCGTTCAAGCGCCACAGCGCGCCTCTTCCTCTTGACGTCCCGAAGGGCGTCCCATTTCTCTCCAGTCCGCACACGCCCTGGACTCCGGAGGGCGTTGAAGAACGTCAGGCGGAGGTGAAGGCCGCGCTCCAGTCGCGCGGCAAGGTTCCCGGCCAGGATGCCGAGGTGCGGATCGGCCCGACGCTGCATGTGTCCGACGTGCGTGGCGCTCCGGTCGAAGTGCGAATGTGTGGCTACCTGGTCGGCACGGTCCCGAAGGGCTGGCGCGCCGATGTTCGCCGGGCTGTCAAGAACGAAGGCGCAAACGTCGCAATCACGACAGGCAAGATCATCGCCCAACCGCGCGGCCGGTTCACTGTCGAGGTCTGGCCGTACACCTGACATCACTGATCGTCCTCGTCTGCGAGAACGTCCGCGGGGGATGCCGGAATGACGCCGAGGCGCGCCAGCGTGTCCAGGTCATCGAGTTTCCACGCCCGGCGACCATGAACGCGGTCATTGAGTGTTCGAGGACTCATGTCCATCCGACGCGCAAGCTCGGAGACGGACAGGCGTTCCCGGCCCATGTACCTGCGGACCGCGCGAGTCGTTGCGACTAGAGATGTGCTCATGTGCCGAAGTTTGGCGCGTTTCGGCACAGCACACAAGGTCAACACGCCGAAGTTTGAGTCACTTCGGTTCGACATTGGCGCGTTATGCGCTAACATGGCCCTATGAGCACACAGATCGAAGCGTCAGCGGACTCGCTGGCGGCGGTAGTAGCAGACAACGTTCGGGCGTTCGCCGGACGGCGGATGGTCAGCCGGTCGGAGCTGGCGCGACTGCTCGGGATGGACCTCACGTCGGCCGGCAAGCGCTGGCGTGGTGAGCGCGAGTGGCGGCTGTCGGAGCTGCCGGCAGTAGCGGATGCTCTGGGGGTGTCGGTGTTTGCCCTGATGACGCCGCCCGGCGCGGCTGGGTGGGCCCAGAGGGGCTCGAACCCTCAACCCGCGGATTAAAAGTCCGCTGCTCTACCATTGAGCTATAGGCCCGCAGCCATTGTAATGGCAACGCGGGACCGGGAACCGCCGTGACCGCGCGGCTGGGGGACCACACTCGCAGCCGTCCGGT